AAGGCAGCGAATGACGCTACGGCATACGGCATTTTGCTGACCGATGTTCGCGAGAGCAGACCCGTAGGCACAGTAGTAACCCACGGCTCGATCAATGAAGCCGTTGCTAAAGAGTGGTCGGGCGTTACCGTTGCTGATGAAGCAAAGACCGCCCTCAAACTTGTTGTGTTTGAATAATTTGAATGAGGAGGATATGAGACTATGTTATTGAGAGACATTTTCGACGCAGCGGCACTCGCGCTGCACCACACAACCGTAGCAAGTAACAACATTCCGTACCTCGGCACGGGACTTTTCCCACCGAAAAAGAAGATGGGACTTGATCTGAAATGGATTAAGACCAGAAAAGGGCTGCCGATCTCACTTGCACCGTCAAACTTTGACGCGGTAGCAACCCTCAGAAGCAGAGTTGGTATCGAGATGGCAAAAACACAGATGGCGTTTTTCCGCGAGAGTTTTCTTATCAAGGAGGAGGACGAACAGGAGATCATGCGTGTACAGGATTCCTCTGACCCGTATGCCCAGCCCGTTCTCGATTCCATCTATCAGGACGGCGAGGAGTTGATCGCTGGTGCAGAGGTTGTGCCGGAGAGAATGATTATGCAGCTTTTAGCCCCGGAGACAGGAAGCCCGGCAATCTATATCAAGGCAAACGGCGTGACCTATGCCTATGATTATGACCCGGACAAGGAGTACCAGAAGAACAACTACATTGCCCTCTCTGGAACTTCCCTCTGGACAGATACCGCGAACGCCGTGCCGATCAAGGACTTGAACGCTGCGCGTAAGAAAGTCTACAAGAAAACAGGCACAATGCCGACGATCGCTATTATGTCGCAGACAACCTTTGATTACTTACTCGATTGCGATTCCGTCCGTAATGCGATTCTGGCACAGAACGCAACCGCAAACATCATCGTTGACGACGACACCGTTAAGGCGATCATTAAGCAGCGTTGCCAGTTGCAGATTCTTATTTACGAGAAGATGTACAAGGACGAGGACGGCAACGAGCAGCAGTTTTACCCGGACAACTATGTTACCCTCATTCCGAACGGGCAGCTTGGTAACACATGGTATGGTACTACCCCGGAGGAACGTACCCTCATGCAGAACCAGAACAAGGCAGAGGTATCTATGGCTGGCGTGGGCGTAGCGGTTGCGGTAACGACTACCGACAAAGCACCTATCCAGACGCAGACAACCGTTTCCGAGATCGTGCTGCCGTCCTATGAGCGCATGGACGAAACCTACGTGCTGAAGGTAGCTGGATAAATTAGGGAGGGATTGACCTATGAAATTTCCATATTGGGTAAGACACAATGATGTTGATTATGCACCGGGAGAGGACGTTCCCGTTGAGGATAAGGGCGGCGCAAAGTCGCCCGATACCTCTACAAACGGTTCAGAGCGTCATACAGACGTTTCAAGCGGACAGGCAGAGAATGTTACGCCTACGGTAAGCAAAAGCGAATATAAGAAGCAACTCGACAAGCTGAATAAAACCCAGCTTACAGAGATTGTGAACGCAAACGGCGTAGAACTTCCCGACACCCCGGAGAACGTAACCAACAGGAAGATCGTTGAAGCAATTCTTGACAAATTATATCCGGCAGATTGACGAGGTAGGCAGAATGTGCAGAGGGACGACACCCACAATTACACTCAAACTGAATACGGAACTTGATTTTTCCAAAATCGTACAGGTGTGGTTCACGGTAAAGTCGGAAACCGCAGATATAACAAAGGATTTCTCACAGGTCGAGATCGACAATGACGAAAAGACAATATCTGCGACGCTCTCACAGGAAGAAACGCTCATGCTGAAAGCTGGCGACGTTAGAGTGCAAGCCCGTGTGCTTACTGATGATGATAAAGCGTTCGCCACACCGATTAAGACAACGAAGATTGGCACGATTCTAAAGGACGGTGTGATCACATGAGTGAAATTACTATTGATACTGACTTATCAGTTGACGAGCCGATTGAAACAGAACTTCTTGACGGCGAGACAGTAGATTGCGACGTTTCGGAACAGGTCAAGGTTGGAGAGGGGAACAACGATTATGAGAAACTCAGAAATCTTCCGTCCATCAACAACCAGAAACTTATAGGGAATTACGACGAGCAAGACCCTACCGTGCCGGAATGGGCGAAAACGGAAAGGAAGCCCACCTATACCGCCGACGAACTTAACGCTATGGATAACCGTAATGAAATGAGTTTCGCTGACATTAAGGAGATATGGGACAGATACTTTCAATAAAAGGAGATCAAAATGTCAAAAAATTATGAATATCTTGGTAAAAACGACTTACTGTACGTTTTACAGTTATTTGCGACAGAGTTCGCAAAGTATGTCAAGGTCGTAGACGGCAAGGGGCTTTCCACAAACGACTTTACGACAGAACTTAAAAATAAACTTGACAATATCGACCTCAGCAAGTACGCGCCGCTTTCCAACCCGGAACTGACCGGGACACCGAAAGCACCGACCGCGACAGAGGGTACGAACACCACACAGATCGCCACTACCGCATTTGTTACGGCGGCGGTTGCAAAGGCGGTATCACAGATCACAGGTATCTCATTCCAGAAAGTAGACAATTTCGCGTCACTCCCGACAACGGGAACAACGGGCGTTATTTACCTCGTCCCGAAAACGCAGAACGAAACCAACAACGTCTACACCGAGTATTATTGGGACACCAATACTAAGGCGTATGAGAAGCTGGGCGATACCTCGATCGACTTATCAAATTACGTGACGAATGACGATATTGCAGAACTTACTACAACAGAGGTCAAGGCGGTTTGGGATTCTGTATTTACAAGCTAAAGTGGGTGGTAGGGCATGAGTACCTTTAATTTTTTAGGGAAGAAAAGCCTAAAAGATGTTTTCTCGCTCATTAAAGATTACATCGAAGAAAAGACCGAAACCGCACAGATCAAAAGCGTTGTAACCAATAGTGACGGCAGTATCGTAGAGACGTTCGACAACCACACAAGGACGACCGTTTTTTCTGACGATGGCACGACCATAACAGAGACGGAAGTTTATAGAAACCAGAAAATCACAACCGTAACAACATTCGATTCAGACGGGAATATCACGGTAGATGTTAAGACGGAGGAGGTATAAGGTTGGGAGAGATCAATTTAACAGAAATCGAGGACGAAACCTTTAAGAAGTTCCTCCGCAGAATCAAAAAGTATTCCGAAACCATGAGTGAATCCGACTACCTTTACTACCACGATTTCTACGAGGACGCGCAGAGTGTTGTTATCAACAAGCGCAGACCGTATGGGGCGACAGAGGAGCAGAAACAGGAAGCGATCACGACCTTTGCAGATGTGGTAGTGAGGATAGCGGATTATCTTTTTGCGAAGAATGGTGCTTCCGGCGAAACGAGCCACACGGAAGCCGGGGCGACAAGACAGTATGCGAGTGCTGATATACCAGAGGACATGACACGGGCGGTTACACCGTTCGGGGAAGCGTTTTAGGTGGCGGTATGAGAGACTTGCTTATCAATCAATCCACAATCTATTATGCAATGTATGTCGGCAAAAAGGAAATCCTCGACAAGAGGGGGAACGGCACGGGAAACTACAAGAGTGTCTACACCAAGCCCCGACCGTTCGACGTTGCAGTTTCGATTAACACGGGCGCGACGGAAAGCAACCCTTTTGGAGCGTTCACGGACTACGACAAGGCACTCTCGACGGTATCTGATGATTTCCACGCCGACGAGTATTCTATCCTCTGGATTGACACTCTCCCGGTACTCGACGAGAACGGGGACACCGAAACGCCGCATGATTATGTGGTTAGCAAGGTGGCAAAGTGGAAGAACCAGAAGAATTACGCCGTCTCGAAAGTCGTGAACAATTTAGAGGACGCGGATTACCGATTGCACCTACTCCAAACGGGCGCGATCACACAGGAGGAATACGATTACTATTCCTTGCTTGACGAGGACGACGACGAATGAAGATCACAGTAAATGTGGGAAAAGGAGTAGGCGAGGTTGACGCGGCGATCGCAAAGCTGAAAGCATACCGCGAGAGCCTTGTCGAAAAGAACAGGATATTTGCACAGAGGGTAGCGGAATTAGGGGCAACAAATGTCAATACGAGGTTATCTGAATTGAGTGCAGTTATCCCCAGCGACGAGCCGATAGGAACGGCATACGTCGAGAACACGGAATTGTACGATGTATGCAGAATGAGGATTGTCGTAGCGTCGTCCATGATTCTGTTTGTGGAGTTCGGGACGGGCATACGCTATTCCGGCACGGTACACCCGAAAGCCGGGGAAATGGGCTATGGTGCTGGTACATATCCCGGAAAAGGGCATTGGGACGACCCTAACGGCTGGAGTTATCAAGACGGCAGCGGAGTGTGGCACCACACCTACGGCATACGGGCACAAATGCCTATGTTCAATGCAGCACAGGAAATGAGGGCGCAAGTCCTCGATATTGCAAAGGAGGTATTCGGAAGTGCTTGACATATCGACAGAAGAATATAACGCGGTACGGAAAGCGATCAAATCCCTCTGCAAGTATAGCGGACGCATTGACACCGACGCGCCCCCGTCGCTCCCATACATGGTATTTGAGCAGCTTGACAACCCGATCAACACCAAACGGATTGAATCGGAAAACCCGGAGTATTCCACTATCCCGATTATCCAGATCAAGGTTTACACGGAGGGAACGGACAGTTACGTTGACAACATGGAAATCTTTGAAAAGGCAAATGACAAAATGATCGCTGACGGATTTATCCGTACATTCGGTCCTCAACAAGTGAAAAACGTCCTTGACACGAACATTCTCTGCTATGTGGCAAAATACAAGGGAGTTGTGGACGCAGACGGGACGGTTTATAACCCATAAAGACCATATTTTTTAAGAGTACCTTTTTATGAGTACCGAGAATAATTCATAAGGAGGATAAACAATATGGCTGACAAGACAGTTGATTTAACAAAGGTACAGGCAGAAAGTACGATCGGCACATTCCTTTATTTTGGAACGACCGAAAGCGCACTCGCAAAACTTCTCCGCATTAAGGACTACCCGGATTTGGGCGGTGCGCCGGAGACAATCGACACGACCGATCTTGAGTGCGAGGACGAGACGAGTGAGCCGGGCGTAAGGAGTGCGTCTGCTATGGAGTTTACCGCAAACTTCAACATGGCGGTATTCAATTCCGTAAACGAGAAGTCCAACACAGAGGGCTACTATGAAATCCGTTTCGGCGACGAGGACGGCACAAACGGTATCTTCAAGTGGACGGGCAAGCACAGTATCTACCCGGTTGGCGGTTCTGTAAATGCAGCGCGTGAAATGAAAGTCACGATCACACGTTCCAGCAAGATTACCCCGGTAACTAAGACGGCTTAGTTTACCCATACATGAGGAGGGGCTTAGTCCCCTCCCCTCCCCCTATAACTTAAAAATGACAAAGGAGAGTACCCATGAAATCACTTTATTTGAACAAAGGTAAGAAAGACCAGAAAGAGTACCGTTTAGATATTTCTTTCAACACAATCGTTGATACTGACGCTATGGAGCAGATCGACAGAGCGGACAAGATCATTAAAAAACTGAATACCTACAACAACGCGAAGAAAAAGGTTAGGGACGCAAACAAAATGCCGGAGCAGCTTAAAAACTTTGACTACTACGGTACTATGAGGGAGTTTTTCGGCTGCTTGCGATCACTTCTTTTCGTCTGCTTACAGGATAGCCACTCCGAGGAAGTCCGCACGGAAAAGGAAGCCGGGGAAATCCTCTCCGCACTCGTTAAGACGACGAACGACAAGGGCGTGAAAGAATACACCCTGTTTACCATCTTTGATGTGCTGACGGATTGCATTGAGGAATGTGATTTTTTATCCGACGAGAGCCAGACGACGGAAGCGGAAGCAGCAGCGGAAGCGACGGAGGAGACGGCAGAGACAGAGTAATAGAGCCTTTGTATTACAATCCCGACGAGATCAAGACATACAGAGACGCGGTTTACCTTATCTGGCTGCCTAAAGCACTTTACATCGGTATTCCCGAAAAAGTGTTCTGGCGGCTCAATCCGCGCAAAATGAAGCCGTACCAGACGGCGTATGAAATGAAGCAGAGATATGATGATTTCGTTGCATGGAATACTGGCAGATACGTTCAGATGTCTATTGCGTCCTGTTTGGCAAAAGAAATAAGTTACCCGGAACGTCCTTACAGTTATATGAAGCCGGAAACGGAGAATAACCATGATTACGCAGTTGACGCTATGAAGTTCGCGGTTTGGGCTGAGGTAGCAAATAGGGAGTTCGAGGGAAAGCAGCAATAATGCGAGTTCCGAGAGAACCTACCACACCTTCGATTGAGGGTGCGGACAGGTTCTCTTTTTTAATTAAATTGAAGCGTACCAATGAGTACCATCAAGGAAAGTTGGTGTGGAATGGGAGCAGATGGCACGAGCATTGAAGAATTAAGTATAGATTTTACCTCCTCGATCGGCGGTTCTTTAGACAACATTGATAAGCTGATCGCGAAAATGGAGAGCCTTAAAACGGCTATGAACGGGTTCGACGCTGGCAAGTTTGAATCCATTGCAAACAGTATAAACAAGCTGGCAAGCGCGGCACAGGCGTTTTCGTCCACCAACACGGACGGCATTAGCAAGCTGGCTGAAAATATAGACCGCGTGGCTGAAGCGGATTCCTTAAAGGACGTGGCAGAGGATTTGTCCGGGCTTGCCGAACCGTTAAAGGAACTGGACGGGGCAGAGGTCAAGATCGACGACGAGCCTTTAGCGGAAACTGCTGAAAAGGCTACTTCGCTGCAAGAGAGCATGGACGCTCTTATGAAGAAATTTGCTGACGCTGGCAGCACAAAGACCTTTGAGGGTTCTATCTCACAGTTGGATAACGAGATTGCAAAGACAGAGGGCAAGATTTCTCATATCAACGAGCAGATAGCAGAGTTTACGGCACTCGGAAGAAACGTAGATAGCAAGTCCTTTGAAACGCTGATCTACCGTCTGCAATCGTCCAGCAATTATTTAGATACCCTTAAAACCAAGCTGGCAGAGTATGAAGCAGAGCAGCAGAAGATTACCGACGCGGCGATTGAGCGTGCGATCAACGGCGACACGAACGAGGAGCAGAGCGCACCGTCCGAGGATTCCGACATGGCAGACACGATGGCACAGGTCGAAGCGGAAGTCGAGGGCGTAAATGCGGCGTTAAACACAACCTCTGCTTGTTGCGTTGACATTGAGAAATTCATGGAGGAGTGGGAAGCAAAGACAAACAATGTCCGTTCCGCTATGGAGGGGCTTAACGGCTCATTCAATCCTACTGAATTGGGTGCTGGCGAAAAGTACACAGAGGAGTATCAAGAACTTGCTGCAAATATCCAGAAAGCAGAAGCACAGTTGGAGCGTTACGCGGCACAGGAACAGAAGAAAGTTGATCTCGGTCGCAACCGTGGCGCGTCGTGGGAGAGTTTGCAGTATGACATTAACAATACCAGACAGACATTAGAGCAGTATTACGCGGAAATGGAGGAGCTGCAGTCCTCCGG